AAAAAGTAGATTACATACAAACAGTTGTAGATTTTTTAGATAGAACAATTAAACAAATATCAAATCGTGGTTTTCAAATCAAAAATGCTATTGACTGGAGGAAGTTTACTAGTGGTGCCATTTAATGTTTTTAGACCCTACTCATTTTATTAAAGAACAAGCATTCTCAAAATCTTTTTGTGAGAATATTGTGAAGATTGGTAATAAAAAGAAACTTGAAGAAGCAAAAATACAAGATGGCAGTCAAGTCAATCGTAAATCACAGGTCACGTTTATAAAAGATAAAGATATTGAAAGTGAGATTACAAAGGTTGTCAATAAAATAAATGAAGAAACAAAATGGAACTTTTTATTAAGAGAGTTTGAGCCTTTACAATATACAGTTTATGGTAAGAATAACTATTATGATTGGCATATAGATAGTCACCGTAAACCATATAAAAACAATCTAATAAGAAAGTTAAGTTTTACTATTTGTTTAAATAATGATTATGAGGGTGGCTTGTTTGAGTTATGTTCCCCACACCCTAATAGTATAAAAAATATATCAACACCACATTTTCTAAAACAAGGTTCAATAATAGTTTTCCCATCTCATATGTGGCACAAAGTACACGAAGTAACATCTGGTATTAGAAAAGTTTTAGTTGGTTGGATATTAGGAAAGCCATTTGTATAATGTTTTTAATAGAAGATAAAAATTTTTTAACTGACAAACAAAAAGATCATATTGATAATGTGGTTTTAGAAAGTAATTTTCCTTGGTTCTTTCATAATGTTAGTGTTCTTCCAAGTAGCCTTAGCAAAGCTAAAAATAACAAATCATATCTTAGCCATATTGTTTTAAGAAGACCTGATCAAAGGCCTAATTATGAAAAATTTAATTCAACTGAATCTGAGTTTTGTATTGATGTTTTAAAAACTTTTTGTGAGAAACATAATATAAAATGTAAAGAGATTTTAAGAATATCATATAACTTAACATATAATAATGGTTATTCAAAAGGCGATTTGCACATAGACCACGAGTATCCACATAATCAATTAATTGTTTATCTAAATGATTGTGATAAAAAATTATACACTGTTATTAAAGATGGCAAAAAAGAAATCAAAATTAAACCAGAAAAATTTAAGGGTGTTTGTTTCGAGTCTAAACCTCACTATCAATTATTTCCTAAAAAACAAGAAAGGGTTATATTAGTAATAACTTTTAGATAATGACTGCAACACGATATTTAATTATAGATAAAGTAAATGAAGTTTATCTTAAAATAGAAGCAGATGCTGATATTCGTAGAGAACTCGGAGAGTTTTTTACATTTGAAGTACCTGGTTATAAGTTTATGCCCCAATATCGAAATAGAGTTTGGGACGGAAAGATAAGACTGTTTAATTACGCCAGTGGTAAAATTTATGCTGGTCTATATCCATATATTAAAAAATGGTGTGAAGACAATAATGTACAAGTTGTTGACGGAACTAAAATTAAAGATACAATTGTTGATGATACAAAACTAGATAATCTAATTAAAGCTTTAAAGTTACCATTTGAAGTAAGAGATTATCAAAGAGAAGCTTTTAAGTATTCAGTACAAAAAGATAGATGTTTACTCATATCGCCTACAGCATCAGGTAAATCTCTTATAATCTATCTTATGTTGATATTTAACCTATTGCGACTGAAAGATACTAAACAAGACAAGATCCTGATTATAGTACCCACTACATCGCTTGTAGAACAACTATTTAAAGACTTTAAGGACTATGGTTATAATAGTGAAAGAAACGTACATAAGATATATTCTGGCCACGAAAAAGAAACAAATAAAAGAGTTATAATATCTACTTGGCAATCTGTATATGGATTACCTAAAAAATGGTTTGAAAAATTTGGTATGATTGTAGGTGATGAAGCACACTTATTTAAAGCTGTTTCATTAACTAAACTAATGACTAAATTAGAAAAATGTAAATATAGAATTGGTTTGACAGGTACACTAGATGGCACAAAAACACATAAGTTAGTATTAGAAGGTTTATTTGGTACGGTAAATAAAGTAGTATCAACAAGTGAACTACAAGAAAAGAAACAATTGGCCGATTTAAAAATTATGTGTTTAGTATTACAGCATGATCAGACTGCTCGTCATTTTTTAAAAGATAAATCGTACCAAGAAGAAATGGATTATTTGGTTTCTAACGAAAAACGAAATAAATATATTAGGAATCTTTGTCTTTCTTTACAAGGCAATTCTTTATGTTTGTTTCAATATGTTGAAAAGCACGGTGAGATTCTTAAAGAACTAATAGAAGATAAAGCACAAAACAGAAAAGTGTTTTATGTACACGGAGGTGTCGATGCTGATATTAGAGAAGATATTAGAGCTATTACAGAAAAATCCGATAATGCTATTATTATTGCTAGTTATGGTGTCTTTTCCACTGGCATTAATATTAGGAATCTTCACAACATTATTTTCGCTAGCCCTAGCAAATCTCGTATTAGAAATTTACAATCTATTGGTCGTGGCCTTAGGTTAAAAGATAACAACTCATCTGCAACTTTATATGATATTGCTGATGATATATCATACAAAGATAAGACGAACTATACATTACAACACTTTAAAGAAAGAATAAATATATACAATGAAGAAGACTTTAATTACGAAATTCATAACGTGGAGTTAACAAATGACAAAAGAAGCTAACCCAGTAAAAATAATCAAACTTATTAATGGTGATGATATTGTTTGTTCATTTCCCAAAGAACAATTAGGAGATAAATCTCCCTTGATTCGTTTATCAAAACCATTACAAGTTAAGTATGTTCCACAACTTACTCCACAAGGTATAAAAGATTATGTGGCTTTAATAAAGTGGTCACCATATACAAGTGATCCAATTATAACTATTCCAAAAAATAAGATAATGACTATTACAAACGCCAACGGCTCTATGCAAACTAGTTATTTTCATTTATTAGAAAGTTACGATAAAGAAGAAAAGGTTGTAAAAGATAACCAGTATGAAAGAACACGGCTATCTGATGAAGCCAATGCTGAAATAAACGAGATATTTGATGAAGAAGATGAGAACTATACTATTCCTAATAAGACTCTACATTAATAGACTCTATCCTCTGCCATCGCTCTACAAGCTCCATTATATACAAAAATTTGTAAAAGTCAACCCTGATATGAAAAATTATGGAAAAAAGTGAATGGCGAATTGTTGTAACTTATAACAGTGATAAACCAATGAAATATTGTCAACTAAACTATACCTATTTTGGTACTCCTAAAACACTCGAAAAAAGAATCTGGAAACACTATAATGAAAACTATGAAGACTATGGCAAAGCTGAAGCTGTAGAAGTAGAATTAATTTTGGATTAATTAGGCTTAAAACATTGACATTTTGAAAGGAATATAGTATATTATAATTATGGCAGCAAGAAAAGAACATTACGTAAATAACAAAGAATTTTTAGAGGCGATGAAGGCCTATAAAAAAGATGTAAATAAAGCGAAAAGAGAAAAACGAGAAAAGCCACCAGTAACAGATTATATTGGTAGTTGTTTTTTAAAGATTGCAAATCACTTATCTTATAGACCTAATTTTATCAATTATACATTTAGAGATGATATGATTAGTGATGGTATTGAAAACTGTTTACAATATTTGGATAACTTCAATCCAGCAAAATCAAGTAATCCTTTTGCTTACTTTACACAAATTATCTATTACGCATTTGTAAGAAGAATACAAAAAGAAAAGAAACAAACTACAATCAAACATAAATTAATTATGGATAATAACTATGATGATGTAGCTCTTCAACCAGGTGATGATAGCGAATTTAAAAATCAGTTTAGAGAATTTTTACAAAAAAATGTAAGAATGGAAGAACCAGTCAAAAAGGTTACTAAAGTTAAAAAGAAAAAAAAGGTAAATAAAACTTCTCTACACTTCTTTGGTTAATTATGAAAATAGCGTTATTAAATGATACGCACTTCGGTGCAAGGAACGATAGTCCAGCATTTTTGGATTACTTTATGCGTTTCTATAATGAGATATTTTTTCCATATCTAAAAGAACACGATATAAAAACATTTGTTCATTTGGGTGATGTGGTTGATAGAAGAAAATTTATCAACTTTAAAACAGCACATACCTTTAGACAAAAGTTTATGAAAAGATTGTGGGAAGAAGGTATAGATACTCATATCATATTAGGTAACCACGACACTTATTACAAGAACACAAACGAAGTAAATGCCATTACAGAATTATGTACAACGTATGATGGTAAACACGAACCTTGGATATACGATAAAGCAAAAACTGTAAATCTTGGTGGACTTGATATTCTTTTTATACCTTGGATATGTGATGAAAATTACGAACACTCTATAAAAGAAATAGACACAACTAAAGCTCAGGTTGCGATGGGTCATTTAGAGATAAAAGGTTTTGAAATGCACAATGGTACTTTTAATAATCAAGGTTTAGATAAGTCAATGTTTAAACGATTTGAAAAAGTTATCTCTGGTCACTTTCATAAGAAATCAGATGATGGTCAAATATATTATTGTGGCTCTCAATATGAGATTACTTGGTCAGATTATAAATGCCCAAAAGGTTTTCACATATTTGATACAGATACAAGAGAACTAACAAGAGTACCTAATCCAATTAGACTTCATAAAAAACTTATCTATAATGATAAAGAAAATGATTATACAAAAAAAGATTTATCAGCATTTGAAAATACCTTTGTAAAAGTATTTGTTACAAACAAAACAAATGAGGAAATGTTTAACAATCTAATTGATAGACTACATAATACAGTTGATACACACGAAGTAAATATTATAGAAGATTTAAATACAGATATAACAGCTTCTGTAAAAGAAAACATATTAGAACAAGGTGAAGATACACTTACATTTTTAGGTAATTATGTAGAACAAATAGATACAGATTTAGATAAAAACAAATTAAAGAAAGTCGTAAAAGAACTCTTTACTGAAGCAATTGAAAAATGATTTTATTTAAAAATATAAGATGGAAGAATTTTCTTTCCACAGGTAACACACCAGTTGAAATAGATTTAAGAAAGTCACAATTAACTTTGATGATTGGCGCCAACGGTTCTGGTAAATCAACAATGTTAGATGCATTGTGTTTTGCTTTATTTAATAGACCATTTAGAAATATCAAAAAAGAACAGATTGTCAATACAATTAATAGTGCCGATACTTTAGTTGAGGTAGAGTTTCAAGTTGGTACAAAAATGTACAAAATAATAAGAGGTATAAAACCTACGATATTTGAAATCTATTGTGATGGTGTATTACAAAACCAAGATGCCTCTAGTGTAGATTATCAAAAAGTATTAGAAGATCAAATATTAAGATTAAATCATAGAGCATTTAAACAGATTGCTGTTTTGGGTTCTTCATCATATCAACCATTTATGCAAATGAGACCAAGACATAGACGAGAGGTAGTAGAAGAAATATTAGACATAAGAGTTTTATCTCATATGGATTCACTTACAAGAAATCAACAAACAGAATTAGGTAAAAAGATTGTTGAAGCTAGACACCAATGTGACTTAATCGAATCAAAATACGAGTTAGAAACAAGACACTTTGAAGAACTAAAAAATAGAAGTATTGGTGATATTGATATTAAGAAAAACAAACTGCAACAAAATGATGATGCAAAAGAACAGTATCTAAGGAAAATATCCAAGCTAGATGGGGAATATAAACAACTTGAAGAAGATATAAAAGAAAAAGATAAATTTGAAAAGAAACAAAAACAATTAGAAAAGTTAGAAACAAAGATAGAACAAAATTTAAGTACACACGAAAAGAGTTTAAAATTTTTTGAAGAAAATGATAACTGTCCTACTTGTACACAACAAATACAACCAGAGTTTAAAAATGAAAAGATAGATTACGAAAAGAAAAAACTTGTAACCTTAAATGATGGTATGAAAGATTTAGTAAAAGAGCTATCAAAAGTAGAAAACAAAATTACAGATTTAAACAAAATATCAAATAAGATGTATGATATTAATATTGAGATGTCAAAACTAAATACTTCAATAGATGAAATTAAAAAGTTTAGTGATAGTTTACATAATGAAATATTGTTATTAGAAGGTAAAGAAGAAGATAGTAAAGATGTTGAAGGTCAATTACAAGAACTAAAAAAACAATTAGAAGAAACAAAACTAGACTTAAATAAAATTGTAGAAGATAAAAAATACATTGATGTTATAAGAGAGATACTTTCTGACAAAGGCGCTAAGGCAAAGATAATCAAAAAGTATCTACCTATTATGAATACACTTATAAATCAATATTTACAATCTATGGATTTCTTTGTTAACTTTCATTTAGATGAGGAGTTTAACGAAACTGTTAAAAGTCGCCACAGAGATGTATTTGATTATAATAGTTTTAGTGAGGGCGAAAAGATGAGAATAGATTTAGCATTAGTATTTACTTGGCGATCTATTGCTAAAATGAAAAACAGCGCCAATACAAACTTAATGGTACTTGATGAGATATTTGATAGCTCGTTAGATGGTCAAGGTACAGATGACTTCTTTAAGATAGTTAGAAAAATGGAAAAAGAAAATATCTTTATTATATCACACAAAGGCGACATACTATTTGATAAGTTTACAAACATTATTAAGTTTGAAAAAGAACACAACTTTACAAGGTTACAACAAACGTGAAGAAAGAAGTTAAACATATAAAAGCATATAATAAAGATGTTATTTCTTGGCAAGAAATTTTAGAAAATTTTAATGATTCTGTAAACAACCAAGAGTTAATAAAATTCCAAGATTTTGGTTTTTATGTATCCCATAGAGCCGATAGAATTAAAAGACTAAAACCTGTAATGAAAGATGTAAATTGTAATTATGCTCATTTGTATTTTAGTGTAATGTCAAAATCAAAAACATTTGGAAAACACAAAGATACTTCAGATGTTTGGTTTTGGCAGTGTCAAGGTAAAACAAAATGGAAAGTCAAAGGAAAAGAATATATACTAAACCCAGGCGATTTAATATTTGTACCAAAAGGGATAATGCATAATGTTACTTCATTAACACCAAGGGCAGGAATATCAATGAATAATGTATTACAAGAAATAGATAAGGAGAACTAATGAAAGAATTGAAACTAATACCACCGAGCGATCCAAGAGTACAAACAGCAATCGCACCTTTTAATGATGATATGTTAAAAGACGAAGGATTTAAAGATAGAAAAGAACTAACAGAAGCTATGTTTAAGACTATGAAAAAGTATGGTGGTATCGGTATGACTTGTAATCAAGTAGGTTTACCATTTAATATGTTTGTTCTTGGCGATCATTTACAATTAGAAAATGGTTTAAAGATGGCTTGTTTTAATCCTATGATTATATCAAGTAGTGAAGAAACTACTGTTATGAAAGAAGGTTGTTTAACTTTTCCATTTGTTTTTTTATCAATTACAAGACCTCGTAAAGTTGTTGTAAAATACGAAGATGAAAATGGTGACTTACAAGAAGGTCATTTAGACGGTATGTTTAGTCGTATCTTTCAACACGAATATGACCACGTTATGGGTTTAAATTTTACAGATAAAGTATCTAAATTTAAACTAAAGAGAGCCTTTGATAAAGCTGAAAAGATGATGGATATAATGAAGAAAGACCCAAATGCCAAAGTCGTTGAGAAAGTCTAAAACATTTATACACGTGAATCAACACGTGATTCGTAGTAATAAAAAACACGGAAAAGACGATCCAGTTATTACAATAAAACAAGGTAGTAAAAATACATACTGCCACGAAGTAGAAATACAAGGACCAAGTAAAGTAATATATGGTGGTAATGAAAAACCACTATTAAATTGTGGCGCTAGAGTAGTTATTGAAACTGACGCCAACGTTGACATTATTAGATAAACCTGATAATATAATATACATTATGTACAAACCATACTTTCTAAAAGACGTTATTGATAATTCGAATAAAGAACTATTTACTGTCATCTCTACATTTGCTGGTGGTGGAGGTTCTTCTACAGGTTATAGACTAGCGGGTGGAAAGATATTATGTGTAAATGAGTTTGTCGAATCAGCACAAGAAACATATAAATCAAATTATCCAAATACACCAATATTACCACAAGATATAAAACAATTAAAAGGTGAAGACTTCTTAAAAGCCGCTGGTATTCAAAAAGGCGAATTAGATATACTTGATGGTTCGCCACCTTGTTCAGCGTTTAGTGTCGCTGGTAAAAGAGAAAAAGGTTGGGATCAAACCAAGACTTATTCAGATGGTAAACAAGTAGAAAATATAGAAGACTTATTTTTTGAGTTTACAAGAATTACAGGTGAGATAATGCCTAAAGTAGTAATTGGCGAAAACGTTGCTGGTATTACTATGGGAGAAGCGAAAGAATACTTTAATAGAATAGTAAATGAGTTTGGTAAACTAGGATATGAAGCAGTAGGTAAAGTATTAAATGCTGCTGACTATGGTACACCTCAAGGAAGACAAAGATGTTTCTTTATCGCTGTAAGAAATGATATAATGGATAAGGCAGAGTTAAACTTTATGACTATGGAAAATGAATTATATCCAGAACCACATAAACAACAAGTATCATTAAAAGAAGCAATAGAAGATGTACAAAATGATGAAGAAGAAGAAAAACAATTATATGAATATGTACAAGGTGGTTTCCAAAAGAAGTGGGTAGAGATATTACCATTTAATCCTAATAGACACATTAAACCTAGTGAAAACGATATAAGAATTATACCAAAAGATAAATGGCCTGAATATAAAGAAATGGGTTTCCAAGAAAAAAATGCGAAGCCAGTAGTATCAAACTCTAATACTACAATAGATCAACTAATGAAAACAGATGTTAAACATTATGAGTGGGATACAGATAAAGAATATTACTATGTAGATATTAACTATAAAAAATCTATGTTTAATATGATAAGACCTGCTATTGATAAACCTTGTCCAACTCTTACACAAAGAGGACAACAAATGAGTGTATCTGGTGTATTTCATTATAATAAGAATAGAAAGTTTACAATAAAAGAATTGATAAGAATTATGGGATTACCTGATGACTATAACTTACAAGGTAAATTTGACCAGAAGGCAGAACGAATCGGACGTATGGTAGCGCCACTAATGATGAAGAATCTAGCGTCAAATATATACGAAAAAGTGTTAAAAAGAACAAAATAAGAACATCATACCTCAAAAACACTAGTAAAATCAACGCAAAATAAAGGGTTGACTTTTAGATTGCGACCTGATAGATTAGCTAGTATGGACACACAAACAATTAATTTAGACACAAAATCAGTTCTCGCAAAGTTAATCGCTACCGAGAATATTTCAGTACAACATAATAAAGTTAAAACCGCTTCATTTGATACGAAGAATAGAGTTTTAACATTACCAGTATTTAAACAACCTAAGGGTGATGTTTATGATATGTTAATCGCACACGAATGCGCTCACGCTTTACATACACCAACAGATGGTTGGGCTAAGATCGCTGATGATAACGAATTAAGATCATATGTTAATGTTTTAGAAGATTGTAGAATTGACAGAATGATACAAAAACAATACCCAGGTGTAGTTAGAAACTATATCAATGGTTTTGATTTATTAGAAAAACAAAATTTCTTTGGTACTCACGGAAAAGATATTAATAAAGACTATATGTTAATTGATAAAATTAACTTATACTATAAGTCTTCAAAAAGATTGCCGTTCATTTTTTCTCCTAAAGATGTTAGTTGGTTAAGTAAGGTTGACGCATTGAAAACTTTTGATGATGTTGTCAACCTTGCCAAAGACATATTAAAATGGCAGAAAAAACAAGTTGAACAATTAAAAAAATTACCTGATTTTGATGCACACGTTATCGCAGAAAACTATAATCTAAACCAAGATGATGAAGATGGTGAAGAAGTTGAGTCTAAAAAGTCAGATGAAAAAACTGACAATAATGATGATAAAGATTCTGGCGATAGTGAAGAAGCAGAAAACAATAATGAAGATAAAAACGAA